TGGATCGTCAAGCCTCATCCCACCACACTCTTGTTACCCAGCGGACGACACTTCAAAGTTTTGAGCCGCCGCCTCGAACAAGCGAGCAATACTCCATTCCTCGAATACAACAAAGTGTCCTTCTTTTTTCGAGGAGGTGATGCAAATGTTGTCCCCCGTAAAACCCACGCCAATCTCATCGGTAGCGCTCTGATTCACCGAGTCTTTGAGGTCGGGCAAGGTGTCGAAAACTTTGATGTCACCGATGGTTCCGTCCGGTTTTTTGATCGCTAAAATATACATAACTTTCCCCTTAATGATGTGGTTGTTTCCTAATCTACACTTAGGAAGTCCGGCGACAGATTCCAAGCTAATTAAAATTAAAACAAAGCTAAGCTAAGCCTTATTCAGTTAAGTTCTATGCAACATGTGTTAGGCTCGATTCAGAGCGCAACACTGGCAGTGTTGAGGTCGTCGGTTCGATCCCGTCTGGCTCCACCACCATTCTACTAGGCCGTTTGACCGTAACACTTACGGAAGACGGTCTATCTATAACAGAATGATCTATACCAGCTTTCGCTGGCCCATTCTGCGTATAGGATTTACTCGGCACCGAAGCCCCGTTGTTCACGAAGTTCTGCATGTCCATGTTGGCAAGATGCATGTAACGCTCCAGCATCGCCATACTGCTCCAACCCCCCAACTTCTGAAGCAGAGGCATCGGTGTGCCTGCTACCGCATGACGGGTTGCCCATGTGTGTCTAAGATCGTGAAACCTCACTGACCCTATCTCTGCGCGGTCACAGGCGCGTTGCCACACCTTGTTCGTGACACTGGTGCGCCTACTGATAGGGTTGCCATTACGCTTCGTGAAGACGTACTCACAGTCCTGACCACGATCCTGCTGAGCCTCATGCATGTGATCCAAGATAGCCAAAGCACTCTGCGATAAAGGCACCAGCAAACGCTTGCCGGACTTCATCTTAGAACCTTTGATATCTAGCATCCCATCCTGCACCTCACTCCACAGCAGGCACTTGACGTTCGTCACGCGCAAGCCAGTGGCCAGTGCAAAGCGCACCATCTGTGATTGCAGTCTGGGAAGGCAGAACAGCAGTCGTTGAACTTCTCGCTCATCTAAGACTCTAGGTTCGCGAGCATCCTCAGACACATTCAGGTTTTCGTATGATGGGACATGCTTCGACTCGATCAGCCCACGCTTGTTCTTTGCGTAGTTGAGTACAGCAATAAAGTAACGCAACCGAGAGTTGATGGTCGCGCTCCTAAAGCCTTTCTCTTGCAGATCTTCGACGTAATCTGTCACGTCACAAACTCCAAAGCTATCGATTGGCCGGTTGCCGTAACGCTCAATGGCTTCCTCGATAGCGGTGTTAGCCGCCGGACTTTTAGGCCTTCCTAGCCTTTTGCTCGGTTGCTTTATGTAGCGCTCAGCAACTTGCCGAAACGCTACCATTTCGCGGTCACTCATATTCGCTCTCCTCATTACTGAAGAAGCTGTCGCCGAACCGCTTATCGATAGTACCCCAAACGGGCGGCGTTTTTGAACGCCTTAGCTTCTCGGCTTTGTAAATAGCTTCATCTTTGGTCATGAATTCATGGCCTACCTGCCAGACTTCGTCACCTTCCCCGTTGCGAGTACGCAAATTCTCTGTGGTGGCGGGGTTTAATCTAACGGGGACAACAGGGCGGAAGTGCATTCTCAGCAGGGTCACCCATAGCCTTTCTGGGTACTGCCGATTCAATTCATCGATGTGCCGAATCTTTACTCTGAGCGCGGCACCACGCCTCTTATCTGGCGTTTTTTGCGATTCGATTTCCTCGGAAGATCTTGACCTGCGAAGGCGCTTCAAATCTGAGTAGTCCATTTGTCCTCCTCTGCTCGACCCCCGATGTTGCTTGTCCGCACCTAGCGCACTCTGTTTCAGCGCTGGAGTACATCTTTGTCCCCTCGTAATAAATGCGGACGCCCTGTACCTCAACTGGATTTGGATGCTTCTCCATCAGCGCCACCTCCAGCACGTTCTGATCTTCGTAGATATGCAACACCGCCACCGTTGTTCTTTTTAGAGTCATGATTTCCATCAGCGTGACCTTAAAGTCACAGGTGTTAGGTGCGTCTTTCTGGTTGAGATTTGTCCCGCAAAAAACTGTCTGACCAACGCTTCTGCCCAGCACAAAGTTTTTTAATCGAGGGTCGGCTCTCATGGTTATCGCCCTCTACCATGATCGAGGTCTGAGACAGAGCGATTTACCAAACATCCTTGTCTGGCACGATGAGTCGTGTGCGCCGACGACACGCTTAGGAGTCGCCTCAGACCCTTTTTCAAAACGGAATGTCGTCGTCTTCAAACTCCTCGATGGCTTCCTGCTGAACAGGTGCTGACCCGCTTACCGGCTGGAACCCCTCGGGCACTCCGCCGCCAGCTTCTTCGAGGACTTGAACTTGATTGACGTAGGTCGAGCAACCGTGATCCTTGTAAGGCTCTTCTGCAATCGCCGCTAAGATTTTGACCTTCGAGTTGAAGGGAATCTCACCCTTCTCCCATGCACTCAAGTCGGGATTAAAAATACCTACGTCATAGGTAGTCGAGAACTTTCTCTGCGGAGCTCCCTTATAATCTTTAACTTGCACTCCAGCTTCAGTGAGCGCCTCGGCATTGGCCGCATCAAGCTTCACCGTGATGGTGTACTTGTCTGTGCTTTTACCCTGATAGGTGTCAAACTCTTTGAGGTTGCAGAACGCCACCTCACCTTCAACGTACATTTTTTTCATGATCAGTCTCCCATTTTGACTTTGATTTGGCGTGTGTTGGATGAGGATCTAAAGTCTTCTAGCTCATGGCCGTTTGACAGCAACGCCGCCTCACCACCAATAGCTTCAAATCCCTTCCGGAAATCGAACGATGCTTTGCGCTTGATGCACTGCAATTGGATGACACCATCCGTCACGTTCCTGTTCGAGTACTTGTCAGCGACGACTTTCTTCGCGTCATTCACCACGTTTTCGAGACCCAAAATCTCTCCGAGAATGGCTGAGTGTTCCGTCCTCAGTTCGTTGAGACGCACCATTGCCTTGGAAAGAGTCTCCATTTCATCGCCCTTGACGACCTCGTAAATGTTCTCAGCAGAGTCGGTATGAACTTTCCTCCGAGACAAGTTCTCGTATTCAGAGTGGATGTACTCATGCCATTCAATGTAGAGATCGATGCGAGGAATCGTTCCCTTTACCGGCTTGGGTAGCAGGACTTTCGGTAGCGGCTCATGCAACCAGCCCTCTTCGCGATGGATCCGCTCGATGTTGTACTCGGGTTCTGCATCGGCGTGGGGTGACAGGTAGCAAAGAAAGTCCAGCCAATCCACATCCAGCACCTCCATGACCAACTGGCACTGACGCAAGTACATCTTCTTCTTTTCGTCCCAAACGCTGTAGGGAGCCTTTGTGAATCGAGGGTATGGGCACTTGATCTCGATAGAGCCATCCAGTCCGACAAGGCCGTCTGGCGAAGCTCCGAGAAACTCATACATTGGATGCACAACGAAGTCGGTTTCATCTACGGTGGTGTTAAACGCTCGCTCGTACCACTCCTTAGCAACTGACTCCATCATCTGACCGTGTGCAACTGCGGGGCCACCGTTAAACTCTGACGGCGCTCCGGCTAGGTCTCGCACCATAGACCTGACAAGGTCATCTGGCTTTTGATACGGATTGCACTGCTCTAAAACACCAACGGCAGTTCCGCTTATCTTTCCTTTTCTCTGCTCAAGCCATTCGACTGAACCCTGTTCTACAGCCGCCATACAACACCCCGCTCGCCTAGCGCGTCGGACTCGCTAGTCCAATTTTGATTGTCGTTAAAGTCTGAGATGAGGAGGCTTGCGACTAACTCAAGAAAACCGGATCGTCTTGCCCGAGTAGGGTTACCTGCCCAAGTTATCCCAGCCGCTTCCAAGTTAAGTCTGCTCCAGATATTGTTAGCCATCTCGCAATCACCAATGCAGTACAGCCATCGTTGAGCATTCGTATTATTTGTTTTCATGATTTAAACCCTTCGCTTTTAGTAGAACTTCCCAGCGCTCATGGAACTCATCCTCATCCCATTTGCGATTTGCCCATTGGCGTCCTGCCTTTGGTTTATATTTCTTGGCCGTCTCTTTTGATACAACTACCTTTGCCACTTTCTCCAAGTAAACTTGCTTTGCTTCTTCTTCTGATTTTTCGGACTGATATTTTGTATCATCTCCCACCTTACTAGGAGATACCGCCTTCTTGGTAGGCTTTTTACTAGATGAGTCGGTAATAAAGGGATAATTGTCGTGGTTGAGCCATAAATCCCATCCAAGACCTAACTCCGCCAAGGCGCGAACCCGACATCTCATCTTGGCGTTGTGGATGTCATCAGCATTAGGGTTTTGAACTGGCTTATTATTGTATCCAGTGACCGATTTGGAGACGTGAATACTGGAATTGCCCACTGCTACCGTGACTCGAACCTCTGCTGTAGTGTCAGCAAAGTAGAAAACCTCAAGCCCTTCGGGGCTTCTATCGAAGGCCCACTCGTAGTCGGGATAGTTTTTCATCATGAGCGCGTGAGCGTTCTGCCACGGCAAGTAGGGGAGCTTTATGGGCTTGCCATTATCTTCGGCATCAGACCATTTGACGTAAGGCTTTACGTCTACATTGGAAAGTTTTTTGAAAACGGAACTGCGATCTGGCATTGGCTTACCCCTCTCTTAGATAGGAGTAAACCAAAGCTAAATGTGGATGTCAATCATTTACATAAGGATATGTATATAATCGCGACAGGTCTTAATACGACAGAATCTCCAGCATTGACTCTAAATATTCTTGCGCCCGTGCTGGGTCATTGTAAACCTTGGCAACAAGCACCATCCGCCGACCGTCTTCAATATTGATGCAGTGCATCTCAGTCCACGTGCGAACTGTCTGGTCTGCTCGGACAAGCTTCTCTGAAGATACCCCGTCCATTGGTCTCGGACTTCCATTAACCCACCAATACAAATCAACGTCGTAAATGTCGCAAAACGTAATAAGAACGACTGGATCTCGGGGTAATGAGCCTCTCATCCATGCGGCTATAGTTGCGTCAGATACGCCAACCTCTTTTGCCATTATTGTCTGCGCACCATGCTTAGGTATTTGATGACGCTTCAAAATTGACATGAACCGCTCAGAACGAGCCAGTCGAACAGCGGCCCCTTCATCGTCTTGCTGTACTTCCAATACGTTCATAACTCCCCCTTTTCGGCTGTTGATTGTACGGACATTATGGCCTTGTACGCAACAAGTATACACACACTATTCCAACAAATGTTAGCAATAAGTGACAATTAGGTAGGAACCAAGCTTGATATTGGAATAAATCCAAGCTAATCTCGATACACGATTTACAGTTGGCTTATCGGGGGCAACAAGCGTGAGTATCAGAGACAAATTAGAGCAGTTAGTTTCGCGTCTAGATTACGTCAGACAAACCGGAACTGACAAGTATAGAGCGCGATGCCCTGCCCACGACAGTAACAGCGCGAAGCTGGATATAGCAATAGGTCAGAACGGTGATCGAATCATCATGATCTGTCGAACCAGAGGGTGCGCCCCACGGGACATTATGGATGCCGTTGGGCTGAGTGAGGGAGATATGTTCCCTGATGACCCCCACACCCACGTCAGAGGATTTAGGAAGCACAAAGATTGGGTGCCCGAAGATGATGAGTTCGTCGTTCGGATTGGCTTAGACCAGCCTCGCGACAAATTCAGCAAGAAAGATTGGGAGACATTCCAAGCCGCAGTGAA